ACCCTAAATCCGGTTCAAGCCGTTCCTTGTGGGCGGCTTTTCTGTTTCTGGAGGGCATCATGAGCCGGGGCTGGCGCACCAAACCACTGCCGCGCGACTGGCACAAGACGCAGCCTCGTATCCTCAAGCGCGATGGCTATCGCTGCTACCTCTGCGGGGCGCCGGGCTGCCGCAAAGTGGATCATGTCGTGCCAGTGAGTCAAGGCGGAGGCGAGGAGGACAGCAATCTCGCAGCCATCTGCGATGACTGCGAGAAGCGGAAGACAGCGCGAGAGGCGAACGCGGCCAAGCCGAAGCGGGCACGGCCGGTGACCGAGAGGCATCCGGGGCTGCGATAGGGGGGGAGGGGACCCCTCCCGGGCCGTCTCCCCCTGGGCGGGGGCCATAGCGCCAAAGAATGCGTACGGGTTCAGGATTCGAAGGGAGGGCCGACTGAATGGGCGACCACGGCCCGATTCCCAAGCGTTCAGACCAGCGGCGCCGGCGCAACAAGGGGCCGGCAGTGGACACGGCCCCAGCGACTGTCAGCGTCAGACAGCCCCGCATTCGCTCTGATGTTGATGTCCGAGCGAAGCGCTGGTACCACTCACTCAAGCGCTCCGGCCAGGCTGAGTTCTACACCGACTCTGACTGGCAGACCGCGCTCGTTGCCGCTGAGGTGCTCGACCTCTTTTTCACAACGAGCCGGGCCACGCTCCTTGCCGAGTTCAACCGGATGTGCACCTCCCTGCTCGTGACCGAAGGCGACCGCCGTCGGGCTCGACTGGAGTTAGAGCGGGTAGTGCCGGACGAGGAGGGCGACGCGAATGTCAAGGACATCGAGGAAGCCCGTCGTCGTATCCGAGCCCGCAAGTAGACTGGCGACGCTCCCGGAGGGGGAGCCGGAGTACACGCTCGGCTGGGAGGCGTGGACTTGGTGCCGGAAACTCATTCAGCCCAACGGTCCCCGGGCCGGTCTGCATTTCGAGCCCACAGTGGACCAAACGCGTTTCTTGCTGCATTGGTACGCTATCAATCCCAAGACGGGAGATTGGCTTTTCAATCGCGGGGCTAGGCGACTGAGCAAGGGCAGCGGAAAGTCACCCTGGGCCGCCGTTATGGCCCTCATCGAGTTCTGCGCTCCTGTCCGGCTGGCTCGGATAGATCACCGCCTGCCGGGCAAGTGTAAGGGCAGGGCCGTTGATATGCCCCTGGTGCTCATCGCGGCCACCGCCGAGAGCCAGGGCCATAACACCATGCGAATGGTCCGGGCGTTTGCTCCCAAGGGCTCGGCTGTCGTCCGTGAGTATGGCATGGACCCCGGAAAGACCTTGTATTACAAACTGCCGGAGGGCACGCTCCAGGTCATCACGTCGTCTTCTACCGCTGCCGAGGGTCAGGAGGGCAGTTTCGCGGTGATGGACGAGACTGAGTTGTGGCGCCCCTCGAATGGTGGGCCAGAACTTGCCGCTGTGCTTCTAGACAACCTGGCTAAATCGGGCAACCGGGCTATCGAGACGAGTAACGCTTGGGTGCCGGGACAGGAGACGGTGGCAGAGGCTACGTGGGAGGCGTGGCTGGCCCAAGAAGAGGGGCGCACCCGGGGCGAACAGCGCATCCTCTACGACGCCCGGATAGCCCCGCCTGACACCGACATGAGCGACCCCGACTCGCTACGGGCAGCACTTGAGTTCGTCTACGGCGACTGTGACTGGAAACGCCCGGCACCGAACAAGCCCCCCGACGTGAAGCCCATCATGGAGCGCATCTGGAGCCCGACCGCGAGCCCCGATGACTCCAAACGCAAGTATCTGAATTGGCCAACCGCCGCCTACGACGCCTGGCTGGAACCGGAGCAGTGGAAGAAGCTCGCGGACCCGACCGTGACCGTGGACCCCGACGAGCCCGTGGTGCTCTTCTTCGACGGCTCCAAGAGCCGGGACGCGACCGCGCTCATCGGCTGCACGCTGGATGCCGGACACGTGTTCACCCTCGGCGTCTGGGAGCCGAACCGCAACAAGGGCGAGACGGTGGACCTCGCTGATGTGGACATGACGGTGGAAAAGGCGTTCCAGGACTACCGCGTCGTAGCATTCTTTTCCGATGTGCGCGAGGTCGAGCAGTTTGCGCTCACGACCTGGCCCGGTCGCTATAAGGATCGCTTGAAAGTCTGGGCGGCCCCCAAGGCTACGCCGCCCCAGCCGGTGGCCTGGGACATGCGGGGCCACAGCTACGATTTCGCCAAAGCGACAGAAGCGTGTCTGGAAGAGATACTGACCGGGGCCTTCACCCACGACGGCAACTCAGCGGTGGCCCGGCACATAGCGAACGCCCGCCGCCGGCCCTACCGCGATGCGGTAGCCATCGGCAAAGAGTCCCCGGACTCGCCCCGCAAGATCGACGCCGCCGTGTGCGTCATCGGGGTGCGGATGGTCAGGCGCATCTGCCTCGGCTCTGGAAAGAAGTTCGGCAAGCCCAAGTCCGGCAAAGTCATTGTGCTCAGATAGGAGGTTCGGGTGACAGCAACATTTTCAGTGCCCCGCCTCCTCGATCTCTCTGACGACGAGAACGCCCTTATCGCGAAGCTCGCGAAGCGGCTGGAGTCGTATCAGCGACATAATCATCTCGTCGGAAGCTACTACGACGACAAAGCCCGGGTCAGAGATTTCGGCATCGCCATCCCCCCGGAGCTGCGTTACCTGGTGGAATCGGTAGTGGGCTGGCCCTCGACCGCCGTGGACGTGCTCGAAGAGCGATTGGAGCACGACGGTTGGACGGTCCCCGGCTCCAATGATGACCGGGGCGTCTCCGAACTGGTGGAGCTGAGCCACGCCAGCGAGGAGTTCTCGAAAGGCCATCTGGATTCCCTAATCTACGGCGTGGCCTTCGGAGTGGTGGGGCGTGGTGACACTGGGGTAGGCGAGCCCGAGGTTATCCTGACGGTGGAGTCCCCCACGCGCATGACCGGCATCTGGAATCGGCGCAAACGGGCGCTGGAATCGGCACTCTGCATCAGTTATGACGATGACGACGAACTGAGCGGAGCGGCCCTCTATGTGCCCGGCCAGACCATTGACTTGGTGCGCAACGATGGCAAGTGGACCATCGACGGCCGCTACCCCCACAGAATGCCCGGTATCCCCGTGGAACCTATCGTCAACCGGCCTCGCGCTGGGGACATGAGCGGCCGCTCCGAGATAACCCGGGCCATCCGCTACTACACCGACGCCGGTGTCAGGACGCTCTTGGGCATGGAGGTGGCGCGAGAATTCTTCTCCGCTCCACAGCGTTACGCCCTGGGCGTCAAGCAGAGTGATTTCGAGGACGAAGAGGGCAACAAGCTCACTCCTTGGCAGAGCTATCTGGGCAAAATTTGGGCACTTCCCGGCTCTGAAGATGGTCCGGCTCCGCAGGTCGGGCAGTTCGCAGCCTCATCCCCGCAACCGTTTGTCGATATTCTCCGGCAACTGGCTTCGCTGGTAGCGGCCGAAGCAGGCATGAGTGTGACCTACCTCGGCATTGTCCACGACAACCCCGCCTCCGCCGATGCTATCCGGGCCGCCGATGCTCGGCTGGAGAAACGGGCCGAACGCCGCCAGCACCAGTTCGGCGCGGCCGAGGCGCGGCTCATGCACAAAGCCCTGTGGGTCAGGGATGGCAAAGACCCCGGCGTCATCCCCAGACCCATCTGGCGCGACCCCGGGACCCCGACCCGCTCGGCTCAGGCTCAGGACGCGGTGGCGCTGGTTACGGCGGGCATCCTTCCGGCCGACTCGGACTTGACCTATGAGCGCATCGGACTATCCGAGATAGACAGGGGCCGCGTCCGGGCCGATGTCCGCCGGGCGCGGGCCCGGCAGATGGTGTTGGGCCTGACCGGGGCTGCCGAGGCCGCCCGGGGTGAGGTGGAGGCCGCCGGGGTGACCGTGGGAGAGGCGGGGACTGAGGGGGCGGAGTGATTCCCGCCGAAGTTCTCGCGCAGCGCCTGGCCTTTATGACCCACATAGACATCCTGGTGGCACGTGACATCATCCGGGCCTGGCAGGCGCTCAGTCCGGAGACGCGCCTGAGCACAGCCCTGATACCAGACCTCACGAACGTCATCACCGAGATCGCGACCGCCTACGGGGAGGTGACGGGGGTAGCGGCGGCCGATTTCTACGATTACATGGCCAACCTGGCCGGGAAGCGTCTTCCCGCCGCCGTGCCCGTAGTCCCGGATCCGCCGGAGGCACAGGTGGAGAAGATAGCGCAGTGGGCAACTGCTCCCTTGCGTTTCGAGGCCCCGCTGGCGGCGCTGGCTCTGCAGCGATTGGTGGGGGCGACGCAGCGACTCGCCCAGTACCCTGGGCGGCTAACGACATTCGAGATGGCAAAGCGGGACAGGGTGCGGTTCGCCCGGGTGCCACAAGGCAGGCATACGTGTGGATTTTGTCTGATGCTTGCGAGCCGCGGGGCGGTCTACTGGTCGAGGGGAACGGCCGGGGAGTTCGGCCGATATCACGATTCATGCGATTGCCAGGTTATTGCTGTCCATCGTGACGACGACCTGCCCCAGATCAACCGCGAGCTGCATGATGAATGGCAGACAGTCACCAAAGGCCAGCGTGACCAATTAGCCGCATGGAACCGTTATGTGGCTAAAGAATACGGTGCAACCTAGTTTGGCGCGCGCTGAGGCCAGCTCCCGACCTAACCACAACAACTATCGGCCCCAATAGCCGCTTCCAGGTGGAGCGGCTTTTCCGTGCCCGGCCTGACGCCGGGTGAATCCAAACAGTCCAGGAGGCTGTCATGTCTGGTGACCCTAACCCACAACCTGCCCCGACCTCCGATCCTGCGCCCCAACCCGACAACAATCCTACGCCGGCTCCGGCGCCCGCGGTAGACCCACCGGCGCTGGAACCACAGGACGTGAAGTCCTTGCCCGCGTGGGCCCAGAAGGAAATCAAGAACCTCCGCGAAGAGGCGGCGAGCAAGCGGACGAAACTGGCTGACGCCGAGACGGCGCACCAGGCGCTGCTGGACAACATCACCGAGGCTCTCGGACTGAAGAAGGAGGATGACCTAGCTGAGGCCGCCAAGAAAGCCGCAGCCGAGCGTGACGCCGCTGCGGCTGAATCGAAGGCGCTCAAGGTCGAGCTCGCTGTCTTGAAGTCGGCGGCCAAGCATGGAGCCAACGCGGAGGCCCTGGCGGACTCCCGGACATTCATGGCGAAACTGGCCGGCCTAGACCCGGCAGCGGATGACTTCGCCGCTGAGCTCGACACCGCTATCAAGACGGCACTGGAGGCTAATCCCAGCCTGAAAGTCATGCCCGATGGTGTTCCTCGCGCTCCGAAAGCCCAGGGTGCGCCCGAGGGGGGCGGCGCACCGCAACTGAAGGCTGAGGATCTCGAACACATGACCCCGGCAGAGATCAACGAGGCCCGTGAAAAAGGGCAGCTCAGAGACCTCATGACGGGGCGAAACCCCTAGCTAAGGAAGGTAATAAGCTATGAGCTTCAAGAACTTCGTTCCCGCCATCTGGGCGGCCGCCATCCTCGAACCGCTGGAGAAGGCGCTGGTATTCGCCGCTCCGGACGCGGTCAATCGCGACTACGAGGGCGAGATCACGCAGGCCGGGGACCGCGTCGTCATCAACACGATCAGCGACCCGACCATCGCCCCCTACACTCCCAACTCGACCGTGATAACGCCGGAAGAGCTAACTTCCGCCGACCAGGAACTGATAATCGACCAGTCGCCCTATTTCGCGTTCAAAGTCGATGACGTTGATAAGCGTCAGAGCGCGGGTGGGGGCCGGATACTGACGACTGCTCTCAGACGTGCAGCCTACAAGCTGCGTGATGAGGTGGACCAGTATGT